GCTAGATAGGCGTCTGAATGACGGATCAGAATATTGTTGGTTGTGTTTGTATTCGATAGAGGCTCAATAGAACCAATATAAACGATTTCGGCTGTGTAAGCCGTATCAGGAACAGGCCGCAGCTTCATTTCATCGCCGATAATACTGTAGGCTTGCGGTTTGCCTGTGCCTGTTGTCGAATAATCCGTATCAAGCGCAACAGGGCTTTTATATTCCAAAACTGTTAGTGGGCTGGTGTTCAGTTTTACTTCACGAACCTCACGCAAGTCAGTCGGCAGGCTGATATATTCGTTGTTCGCTGTCAACGTCGCTTGCGCGCGCTTTTCTTGGCTGCGGCTTTCTAACTCGCGTGACATCCGCGCTTCTGCAAGCTGGATGAATTCGGGGATTTGGGCTGTAAGGTCGCTGCGCGCCGCAAAATTTGCGATAGCGGTTTGGAGCGAAGCATAGTCGGTGATTGCCATTATATATTCCCGCCGCTAGTTCTGAAAAAACGATTGTCATAATCATTGAGCCAGCGTTTCCACTCTGTCGGGTTATCTTTTGGATCGCCTAATCGGGCGCGTAATTCCAAATAGACTGTCGCTGGTATTTCGGCGATATGCTGCCAATGCCGTTGCGTATTGCCGATCATGCTGCCCGCACGATACTCAGCCGCCCGCGCTTTATTAGCGTCTAAAATGGCATCAACTTCTTGCCGCTTTTCGATGATAAAACCTTTATCAGCATCGTGCATCCAAGTTTCAGTGTCGCCGGATTTGCTCAATAATCTTTTGGTCATGTTTACCTCATTAAAAAGGGGCGCCGAAGCGCCCCTTTAGTCATTATGCTTTTGGCTTTAAGAACCGTTCAGATCGAAGATTGCACCATGTGCCTTCGGAGCCTTCACTTTCAAAGCCCACTCAGTCACGATTTGTGATTTTTCGGCATCGCCTGTGTTAGCAATGTCGTTTTCCACAAAGTTACGTCCTGTCAGGGTTGAGAGTGATACGAAGTTTGGATCAATCACAAACACGCGGTCGTTGCCGATGAAGCGTGATGGGGTGATGTCCAAAGTTCCGAAATCGGTCATGTAGACGCTGACAGAACCCACAAAAGATGGGGCTTTGGCTGCGGTTGTATTGACCTGATTTGTCACAAGGTTTGTGCCAGCTTGAGCAAGATCGCTGATATTAGCGCGGTTGGTTGCAGAGCAAACCAGCATTGATGGTGAACCACCATCTTCCCATGCCTCTTGTACGGAATCGTCGATCAATGCAAGTGTCAACGCACGCGCGGTTCCCGCAGTAGGGACGTTCGTTCCGTCTCCTGTTGCAAAAGCGCCGCTCGCACCTACAGAGCCATTTGTGATCCAAGTTGACAAAGACGCTGACTGGCGGGTTGCACCAGCCGCGCGGGCTTGGTCTGTGTTGCCGATCATGTGTTCAATATCGCGACGAAGCTCAAGGCCTTTTAAAACCCGCTGGTATGCCACTTCACGTGCTCTTCCAGCTTTATCTACTGCATCTAAAGTTTTAGAAACAATATAGCCCTTCTGGCTGATAGTGTGGTAGTTGCCAAGCCGCGCTGTCGCAGTAACGCCAGTGTCGGCCATGTCGGCGCCTTCGGCAACGGCATTGGCTGCCGCTCCTGAAAGTTCCTGCACTTGCCATTCGGTGAAAACGCCAGTTGAGGTTTCTTTAGCAATTGAAGAAAAGATCGGAGTTTCGTCCGAATCCACTTTATAAATAATGTCGGCAAGGGTTTCCTTCTCACCAACGGCAGTCGAAGTTTGATGTAGTGCCATTTTTAGGCTCCTATTCTATCCAAGTAAAAGTTCCACAGCAGCGTTGACGCTGCGCTCGCTATCCAGACGGCTTGCTAATTGCTTGCGGCGTCTGGTTTGGCTTTCACCTTTCGGGCGGGGAGTGCCTGCTCTTGCCATTTTTGGGGCTTTGCGCACTTTCTTCTTGGCAGCGCCAGCGCTTTGCTGAAGCTGGCTTAATTTCCAAGAGTCATAGAGCGCTTTAACCGCGCGGTGATCGCTGGCCTGCGATATTTCTTGCGGGGTGTATCCCAAAGTCTGAGCATACTGGATCACTTGCTTTCGTTCAGTTTCGCGCACATTTTCGTCAGCCCAATGTGGGATGACCTCTAGCATACGCTGCCCCTCGTTTTTTAAGTGGCGTTGATAAAGCTGTCGATGTTCCGAATTCTGCTCTTGAGCAATGCGTTGCCTCTCTTGTTCAATCAAGCCGGCGTGTTCTTTCCGCTGGTTGTAAACTTGAACGAGGCGAGCGTATTCCTTCGCGTCGAGTTCCTCATAAGCCCTATCCCAATCAGGTTCATCGGTCTGAATGGATTGTAGTTGCTCTGATAAGTCGGCTAGACCTTGCGCATAGGCATCACGCATCTGTTTAGTTTGAGCAGCTTCGGCCTCAAAGGCTTTCCGCTCAGACGCGAGTTGCTGCATACGCTTTGTGAACGCGCTCTGACGCTGATAGCCTGCAACCGCTTCTTCGATGGTTATCTCAACTTCTTCGCCATCAATGATAGCGGTTACAGTTTGAGGCTCATCGTCATCGTCGTCAGGCTCATCCTCGTCAGAGGCATCTTCCTCATCATATTCAGCATCATCAGCATCAGCGTCATCCTGATCCTCATCAGTTTCATCGCCTGCCTCAAACGCCTCATCTTCAGAGGCTTCAGCTTCAGGCTCTAGGCCTTCCGCTGGCGCTGCTTCTTCCTTTGCTTGGTTATCCTCTTCGGGGTCTTGCAAAAGCGAAGTCATTGCATCGTTAATCGAAAAATTGCTGGTTTCCTTGCTGGAATTGTCAGCCATAATTTACACCTATTTTTTAAGTTGATCCAATTGCGCCTTCGCCATCTTGCCGGTTTCGATAACCGATTTTAGATGGCCTTTGACGGCCTCTAAGGCTTGGCACAAGTTATAAATGCGCTCGCGGGCTTGCGTATCCTCGACAGAGGATTGTTTCCACGCGCGCATAAATTCTGCGTCTAAATAATCAAAAGCCTCAATAATTAGAGGCTCGTTTAAAATGCGCTCCGCATTGACTGCGCGCTCGCGTTGTTCGCGAAGTTTGGCTTCATTCATGTTATTTGTTTAAATCCGTTCAAACTCATGGGATCGACAAAGTCATCAGGCCGGTAAGCATAGCTGTCAAGAAAAGCGCTATTTGCTGCGTCATAGTCAAAGCCCGCTGGCATAAACGCTGGCGCCTGCTCCAATCCTTGCGGGCGGTAATACGCGCCGACCGCTGGCGCTGTCACGCTAGGAATGTCTTCGCTAGTGGCCGGCGGCGAACCCAAACGGCATGACTGCAAATCCTCATCATAGAAATAGCCGTCAGGGCATTGCTGCTCGCCGGTTAATGGGTTTTCAATAGGATCGCTTTCGCTTGCGTAATCTTTTTCAAGCCATCCAGTTTCGGGCATCCCTTCGATTGGGTTTCCAGTATAAACCTCAAGGCCAAGCATATTTTTATTAAATGAACCCTGCACTTGACCAAGTTCATCGAAAACCGGCCGACCTCCATTTTTGAGGTCGTCCATAATGGTTGAACCAAAATATGACCTGATAGGATTTATAGCCTTTTCAACGTAACTGTCCCTCGAATTGTATCCATCAAGACGATCCTGAAGCCTTTCCATTGCCAGATCGTTGACAGCCTTCCTTGTGTCAACATCATCAAACCAGCTTGAATAGCTAGAAACACCGAACAAATCACTAAGGCGTTTGTTCTGATATGCATCCTTAATAGAGCCACCAATAAGATTGTTTGAAAAAACCGATGGAGCGAAGATATTTCTTCCATTTGTGCCAAGCGAATTTAAATAGCTTTGTGCAACGCGCTGCGCATTTGGAGTGGTTTTAAATGCCCTATCTTGCGCGGTTAACCCTGAGTTCGCATATGGGTTCGCATAAGAGTTGACCATTGCGCGGCCTTCGCGCGCGGCTCTAGCCGCCTCGTCACTTAAACTGCGCTCTAAGTTTTCGCGCGCCTGCGCTTGCGCTACTGCTTGGTCATTTTCACTTATTCCATAGCGTTCAACTCCGCTTCCATCACCGCGCGTCGTCCCTTTATTAGCCCCACGATCGGCATCTGTTGCATTTGGGCTGTCGTAATCATCACCCTCATCATAGAACGCCGGAACGCCATAAACCATTTCGCCGCTGCCGCCCCTAGCCCGCAAGAGGCCTTCTTCGACATCGTTAATGTAAGCTAGTTTATGTGGCTGGCCTTTGATTTTTAGCTTTTTAGGCGGGGATGATCTCTTTTCCATTTTTACACTCGCGGCAAATTAGTTGAAATTTCTGCGTCGGTGATCGCTTTGGCTGCGCGTAACTGGCTTTCAAGCGCCAATTCTTCGCGGCGCATTTCAAGTTCGGCTTCCATTTTTTCACGCTCTAGCTGTATTTCAGCCTCAATCTTCATTTTCTTGAGCTCAAAGTCTTGCTGGACTTTAATCATTTCAGGCGATGGCTGTTGGCCTTGCTGCGCCTGCGCCTGTTGCTGTTGCATTTGCTGTGCGATCATTTCAGGCGAGTTGAAGAACTTGCTTGCATCTTTAAAGCCGCCGATTTCGGCGATCTCGCGCAAGGTTCCAGCGTATTGCGCCATCGTGACCATCGGGTTATTTGCGCCAAGCGTTGTCAAGATTTGCTCTTGCTTGGCCGCGATTTGCATTAAAAATGCGATCTTTTGCTCATCGTCAGCCGTACCAAGTCCGACATTCACAATAACATCAAACTCAGTATCAAACTCGCGTGGGTCAATTGGCACAAACTTATTGCGCAAGCGGATGATGCGGTCTTGTTGTTGGTATTTTGTAACCAGAGCCAAAATACCGCGAAACAAAGCTTTAAATCCAGTTTCAGCAATGGTGCGCGCATAGCTTTCAAGCTTCTGGCCTGCGCCTT